GGGCGCCTCCGGAGGCGTTCCGTCAGGTGAGCGGGGTGCGGCGCCCGCGCTGTGCCTCGCAAGCACATCCCGGGAGGCCTCGGGTCGCCGTCCGCCCCCACTAGGAGGGGCTGCCTTCAATGGCTGGTGTGACGCGCTGTTTCGTATGTCCCCCGCCGGGATCGTCCGGGAATATCCGGGATCAATCGGGAAAGCGCGGCGCTTCAAGGGCCTTTGAAACATCGGGCGGGCGCTGGCGGATGGCGGCGCGCAACTTCGGTTGTCACCCGGCGCGCGCGCCCGCGGCCGACTTGTCCCGGAAAATCGCATTGCGCCCCGGCCAACAGAATCCGAAACCGCTGCTATCACCGCCTGCTGAGTCAGAAAGGAAATTGCGGCGGACCGCGGCTTTCCCGCAAACCGCCGGCGCGCCGCCAGACCCGAACTGACTCCGGAATCACCCACAGCTGCGCTTGATCTTGTCTCGCACGGCGCCGGCTCCTTCCAGGATGAATTCGGCCTCCACCACCGTGCCGCCTTCCGATACCCGGATGAACAGCTTCGCCTTACCCGCCATAGCGTCGAAAATGGCGGCTGGCAGCAAGACGTAACTAGGCCCGGCATTCGCCATCGCCTGCGTCGCCGCGCCCTTGTCGAAGCGATAGCCGATCAGCGGCTTGGAGAAACCCGCCGCCGGCGCGAGCGACAATCCCACCACCGGCCAGCCCGCCGTCCCGCATCCGACCTGCAAGCCCACATCCTCGACCACCGCATTGTCCGAAACCCAATTCGCCGGCAGCAGGAAATCGCTGCGCCGCTTATCGGTGAGCCGGTCGACCGCGACATGTTCCTGCCAGCGCCCGGCATCGATCGCCGCCGCTGCATCCATCCACAACACGACGGCAGCCACAGCCAGACTCCGCGGCGCCAGCATCACAGATTCCGTCCCGCCCAGCGGATGCGGCCATAGAGCCGGAACGGCAGCACCTGCCCGATCGGCTCCGGCTCCGGATAGAGCTCACGATTATCCGACACCATAACAAGCGTGCCGGCGTGGCGGCGCAGCCTTTTCACGTAGGCTTCGTCGCCCACCGAGAACAGATAGATCTGCCCATCTGCGATATTGCTGACCGAGACGTCGAGCACCATCAGGTCGCCGTCGTTGATGGTGGGCCGCATGCTGTTGCCGGACGCTTCCAACAGCCGCGCGTTCTGCGGCTTCACGCCGATATGGTCGAGCACCGCGCGCGGGAAGCGCAGATGTCCGGCCGCCTCGTTGATGGTGAGAGTGCCGCGTCCGGCCGATGCGCGGAACGCCAGCTTCGGCAACGCAATATCCTCGCCCTCACTGAGGGGATGGTCGGCGCTCACGTAAACCACCGGCGGCTTCCGCTCCATCGCTCGCCCGGAGACGATCCAATCGATCGGCAACTCCGCGGCGCGCGCCAGCGCGGCGGCGACCAGCATCGGGATTTCGCTGCCTGCGGCATAGCGGTCGAGTTGCTTCTTCGACTTGCCGAGCTCGGCCTGCCAGCGGCTCGCCGGCAGCAGGCGCAGCGCTATGGCGAAGCGGTCGCCGAGGGACAGATGTGACCAATCCGGCAGCGGCGCTTGCACGGGGAGCGCCTGCAACTCCTCCATAAATCCCCGTATCTGTCCGATTTTAAGCCGTGATTTCCGCGCCTTGGGTGCATTTTCCCCAGGCATGTCCGATAAAGGGACATTTCCGGGTTTACTTTTCCTCATATCCGTCTATTCTCAACGTTCGTTGCGTCCATGTTGCCGAAAAAGCCGCTCGGGTGAGCGGCCTCAAAGAGCGCGAAATGCCAAAATCTACCGGCTGGCATCCTGCCGACATCGTCGCCGCCATTCACAAGAAGGGCACGACCCTTACTGCGCTGGCGCGCAAGCACGGTAAAGCCGACAGCACCTTGCGCTCGGCTTTGTGCAAGCCGGCCCGGCCCTCGAATCGCATTATCGCAAATTTCCTAGCGACCCCCCTGCACGTTTTGTGGCCCGCCTGGTTCGACCGGCGCGGCCGACTCCTGCCCAACGCCAATCCTGCCAAGGCTCGCCGCCCCGCGTCGAGTCAAAAGCGCATCGCGGCCTAGACAACGGAACGCGGGAAACATGCCCTCATTGTCAGCCGCCTCCCGCAAGCCGAACATCCCGCGCCCGCGCTACGCCATCGCGTCGAACTTCGAAGACGAGCGCCGATACTTCACCGGCCGCCTGAGCACCCACGGCACGCCGGGAGGCTTCGCGCTTACCCCCGAAATCACCGATGACCGCGAGCAGGCCTTCCGCCTGGAAAGACCGGAAACCGCCGCCGCGGTCGCGCGGGCGCTAACCGAATTCGCACGCGACTTTCCGCCATGCGAGCCGCGCACCTGGTTCGTCCTTGACCTGCCTCCGCAATTGCGGGCGGCGTCATGAACGCGCTCACCCGCGACATCGTCCTCGCTGGCGCCGGCACGCTGATGCTGGTCGCCGCGCTCGATGGCCTCGCGGCGAAACGTCTCGCATCCCCATCATCCTTTTCCAGCGCTGCCCTCCCTCAACCCGCAGACGCTGGCACCTGCCGGGCGGACGCATGCGCAATCCGCGTCCGTCCGGCCTTTTCTTTCCCGGAGCCACGCTGATGCGCAAGCGCGACGCGGCGACCATCGACCTGTTCAAGGAGTTTTCGCCTCCGCCGGTGGTCGAGCGCTACGACGCCGAGCGGGTGCGCGGCGCGACCCATGCGGCGCGCATCGCCCGCGCGGTGTCCGAGGCGCTGAAGGAATGCGGCGTCAGCCGCGAAGCCGTCGCGTGCCGGATGTCGGACTACCTCGGCGATCGGGTGAGCCGCGCCATGCTCGATGCCTACGCCTCGACCGCGCGCGCGGCCCACAGCATCCCGGCGCACCGCCTGGTCGCGCTCGCGGTGGTCACCGGCGACCGCCGGCTGCTGAACGTCATCGTCGCCGACACCGGCTGCATCGCCATCGACGCGAAATACGAAGCGCTCATTCGCCGCGAAATGGCGAAGGAGGCGCGCGACCGGCTCGACCGCGAGATCGCCAGCAGCGATGCGCAATGGAGGGCGGGGAAATGAGCATGGCCCCAAAGAGCTGCCGCGTTTGCGGGTGCACCGATGACCATGCCTGCCCTGGCGGTTGCGCCTGGGTCCGCCGCGCGAAGCCGCCGCTTTGTACCGCATGCGCAGGCACCGCCGAAGACCTGGCCTACGCGATGAAACGGATCGTCGCGGTGATCAGCAAAGACGGTGTGAGCTTGTACGCGGCGGTGTCGATGGGCCGCGCTGCTCTCAAGCGGTTCAAGGCGGCGCGCACGCCGTTCTGAGCCTTTTTGAATTGGGATGTCCGGCGCGCTGCCGGGAGGGGGGATGCCGACGTGAAGATTAACGCGCGCGAGAATGCAGCACCCATTGCGCTGGCGATGCTCGGCGGCGATTGTCCCGGCGATCCCGACACGCTGGTCGAGCACATCGCCGCCCGGCTGGCGGTGGCCGCGCCCGTCGCGCTGGAGCGCGCCGCCTCGCTTTACGCCTGGAAGCGAATCTGGCAGAGCAGGAATGGCGCGGACCGGGGCGGCGACCGCAAATCGACCAACTTCCGCGCCCGAAATCAAAACGAAAAGATTTCGTTTTGTTCGGCGGCGGCAACCCGGCTCGGGTTGACCGAGCGCGCCATCCAGCTCGACGTGCAGCTCGCCGAAGACCTCGGCATCGCCGACATCAGGCGGCTGTGGGACGCGCCGATCGCCGACAACGCGGCGGCTTTGCGCATCCTGGCGGCGCTGGCGCCGGACCGCCGCGCCGTCATCTACAAAATCTGGGACCGCGATCCGCACCTCTCCTTCAATGCCGCGCTGGTTGCCGCGCGACTAAAAGCGGAGCGCGATAGCGAGGAAGACGCCTTCAATCGCCTGCATGACGCCTGGTCATCGGCGAACGCCCGCGTGCGCCGGCGCTTCCTGGCGCAGATCGGCGCCGACAAGCGGCTGATTGATTCCGTCATCCGCCCGGACAAAGCGCGGGTGCGGGCATGAAGACGTGGCTGACTGCCAGCGACATCGCCGCGCTCGAATTGCCCGGCATTCCCAAAGGGGCCGGGGCCGCGCGCGCATTCATAACGCGCCATGAGTGGCACCTGCATCCGACCTTGGCCCGCCCGCGCTCCGGCCGCGGCGGCGGGCTTGAATTCTCCATCGACCTTTTGCCCGCCGATGCGCGCAGCGCCTTGGTGGCGCGCTACGTCGACCCGGTCGAGCTGCCGGCCGCCATCGCACGGGAAGCCGCGCGCGAGCCGGAAGCCAATTGGATCGGCGGCCGGCCTGCGGAAGCGAGGGATGCCCGGCTCGCTTTGCTCGCCGCCGCTGACCGCTTCGCGGCACAGTCCGCGCTCTTGCGCAAGCGCGCTGATCAGCACTTTTGTGATTGCTACAATCTCGGCCGCCTCTCGATCGCCGCCTGGATCGTCAAAGAGGTCAAGTCGGTGACGCCGCGCACGCTCAAGCGCTGGCGCAAGTTTTCCCGCGCGGGCCAGCGGTCGAAGCTCGCCGTCGACCGCTCGGCCTCGCGCAAGGGCACCGGCATCCTTGACCGCGCCAACGGCGGCGCCGTCAAGACCTTCATTCTGGCGCTGATCGCCAAACAGCCGCAGCTCACCGCCCACCACATCCGCGCGCTCACCGCCGAGCGCTATAACGAATTCGTTATAGCGGGCCGCACCGTCAAATTGCCGCCGGTCCGCACCTTTCAAAACACCTTGAAGGCCTGGCGCGCCGACTACCGCGTCGAGATCGAAGCCATCCGCAACCCGGACGGCTTCAAGAGCCGCATCCGCTTTTCCGCCCGCAACGGGCACCCGGCCTGCCGCATCAACGAGCTCTGGCAGATCGACGCCTCGCCCGCGGACGTTCTCACCACCGATGGCCGCTACAGCCTCTATCTTTGCGAGGATATTTATTCGCGCCGGCTGATTGGGCTGGTGAGCAAGACCGCCCGCGCGTCCGGCGTGGGCCTCTTGATCCGCAAGGCGATCCTGTCCTGGGGCGTGCCGGAGCGGATCAAGACCGACAACGGCTCCGACTTCGTCGCACGTGAAACACAGCGGCTGTTCGCAGCGCTCGCCATCGAGCACGAAACCGCCGCGCCGTTTTCTCCCGAGCAGAAGGGGCATATCGAGCGCGCCATCGGCACCCTGCAGCGCGGGCTGATGCGGACTCTGCCCGGCTTCATTGGCCACTCGGTCGCCGACCGCAAGGTGATCGAGAACCGCAAGGCCTTTGCGGCGCGGCTCGGCGAGACGCCGGAAGACACCTTCCAGGTGGCGCTCACCGCCACCGATCTGCAGAAGCGCGTCGATGAATGGTGCGCCGATGTCTATGGCCGCGCCCCGCATGCCGGCTTAAGCGGGCAATCGCCTTTCGCCGTCGCGGCCATGAGCGCGGCGGCGGTGCGCCGCATCGACGATATCCGCGCGCTGGACATGTTGCTCGCGCCGGTTGCCGGCAAAGACGGGCTGCGCACCATCACCAAGACCGGGCTGCGCATCGACGGCGCGCATTATCTCGCCGGCTTCCTCACTGTCGGCGACACCGTGCTTGTGCGCATGGACCCAGCCGACTTGGGCCGGGTCTTTGTGTTTGAGCCGGATGGATTGACGTTCCTCGGCGAAGCGGTCTCACCCGAGCTCGCCGGCATCGATCCGGCCCGCGCCATCCATGCGGTGCGCGCCGAGCAGAAGCGGCTGATCGACGAGCGCATGGCGCCGGTCAAGCGCGAGGCGCGCCGCATCAGGGCCACAGATCTCGCGCCGGCGATCCACCGCCAGGCGCTCGCCGACGCCGGCACGCTCGTGGAATTTCCCAAGGCCACCGAAAATCACGACACGCCCGCGCTCGCTGCGGCGCGCCAGGCGGGCCGCGACAACGCCCCGGTGCATTCGCCTGAGATCGTCGCGCTGTCCGCGCGGCTGCGCGCCGAAGCCGCCGCGCCGGACAACGTCGCGCCCTTGCGCGTGCAGGAAACACCGCACCAGCGCTGGAACCGCGCGCGCGGCATCGAGCGCGCGCTGGAGCAATCGGAAAGCGTCGACGCCGCCGATCTCATTTGGCTCGGCGGCTATCGCACAGGTCCCGAGTACCGCGGCTTCAAGCTCACTTACGAGCCGGCCGCGGAATCAAAACGCCTGGCCGAAGCCGGGCAGCAACTCCAACCAGGAAGGTCCTAAAATGACTAAGCACGTCTCGGAAGTCAGAGGTCCGGTCGCGATCAAGAACGTCGCCGCTTTCATGGCGATGACCGTCCTGATCATCGAGCGCGACACGCATCTGCCCGGCCTTTCGGTCTGCAGCGGCTATTCCGGCCTCGGCAAAACCTACGCGTCGATTTTCGCGCAGAATAAGACCCGCGCGGTGCGCGTTGAGGTCGGCGACAGCTGGACCCGGCGCACTTTCCTGCAGGCCATCCTCAACGAATTCGGCCAGAAGGAACTGATCCGCAAGCGCATGGCGATCGCCGAATTGGCCGAGCGCGCGATCGAGCTGCTCGGCGACGATCCCACCCGGCCGCTGTTCGTCGATGAAGCCGATAAGCTGCTCGACAAGGGTATGATCGAGATCGTGCGCGAGCTGCACGAGCATTCCGGCGCGCCGATCGTTTTGATCGGCGAAGAGAAGCTGCCGGTGAAGCTGCTCGCCTTCGAGCGCGTGCACAACCGCGTGCTGCATTGGATGCAGGCGCAGCAATGCGATGCCGAAGACACCCACGAGTTGGCGCGGGCCTTCGCCCCCAAGGTCGCCATCGCGGAGGACTTGCTTGAGGTCATCCGCGCGCAGTCGGGCGGCCGCGCCCGCCGCATCGTGGTCAACATTTCCCATGTCGCCGAACTCGCCCGCAACAGGGGCCTGCAGACGGTCGACCTGGAGGCGTGGGGCAACGGAACTTTCTACACCGGCGAACCGCCGGCCTCGCGCTCGGTCGAGCCCTACAAGCGCGCCCGGCTGGCGGCAGCTTGATATGGCCGTGCACACCGCACCCGTCTGGATTCAGATGAAGGCGCGCGTGCCGCGCGGCTATGAGGATTTCTGGCAATTGATCCTCATGGCCAACGCGGCGCGCGGCGAATTCATCACCGCCGAGATCGCCGACGCAACCAACGTGCAGCGGCAGTCGGTCGAGCATTATGTCGCCCGTCTGGTCGCCGGCGGCTTCGCCGCGCTGATCCGGCGCGACCGCGACGGGCCGGTGCGGATTAATGTCTACAAGCTGCTGAAAAAGCCGAAGGCCGCGCCGCGCCTGCGCGAGGACGGCAGCGTGATCAAGGCCACCACGCAAGAGGCGCTGTGGGCGGCGATGCGCGCGCTCAAGAAGTTCACCACGCGCGAGCTGGCTTACGCCGCCACCACCGACGATGAAATCCCTGCAAAGACCGCGCAGCGCTACGTCAACCAGCTCGCCGACGCCGGCTATTTCACCATTCACGGCCTGGGCAACAAGCCGAAGGAGTACTGGCTGAAGCCCGCGATGAACACCGGGCCGCGGCCGCCGTCGATCCTGGTCACCGAAGCGGTGTGGGACCGCAACCTCAAGCAGATCGTCGGCCAGCAACAAGAAGCCCGCGAGGTGGCGATATGAACGTCGCCAGGAACAAGGTGGACTTTGTCGCCAAGGCGCGCGCGTGCTGGGGCAGTAGTGCCCCTGATTGGGTACTCATCCTCGCCGAATTGGCGCGCGACAAGACATTATCGAGCGCGGCCGCGCGCGTTGCCTATTCTCCGGCAACGGTCTCCTACGTCATCAGCAACAAGTATCGCGGCGATCTCTCGTTGGTAGAGGCGAAGGTGCGCGGCGCGCTGATGGGCATGACCGTCGACTGCCCGATCCTGGGCGAGATCGGCCGGCATCGCTGCCTCGACGAACAAAAGATGGGCAACAACGCCTCGTCGTCGATCCGCTCCAAACTTTATAGGGCCTGCCGCTCCGGCTGCCCGCATTCACGCGTCACGCCGCCGCCGCCGCCGAAGCACCGCAACTTTCACCGCGTGAGCCACGACGCCGTGATGGCGCGCATCACAAGGGAGAAGGGCCATGCCGACAAATAGCAAGGTGAGCCAACGGCTGCTGAGCGAGCGGTTGCACATCATGCATCAGTGGCTCCAGTCGCGCATGCATTATGGTGGCGGCATCGCTCCAGGCGAAGCACAGGAATTTTCCAGCCGCCTGCGCGCGGCCGCGCTCGACGCGGAAATTCTGGAGCTCGGCATCAACCCGCAGGCCGTCCCGGAAACCAGCGCGCTCGGGGTGATGCGCGCCGAGGTCGCCGAGCCGGAGGGCGCGCTGGTCGTGCCGTTCCCCGGCAAGCGCGTGGTGCGGCGCGTCCCGATCAATGACGGGGGCGCGGCATGAACCAGCCTCCCGAGACAGAGGACGCGCCGGCCGCGATCGACGCCAAGGCCGTGGCCGAACGCGTGCTGAAAAACCCGCGCCGCAATGCGCTGCAGGTTTCCACTCTCGAAATGACCGCCGTGGCCGAACGGCTGATCGCCCTCGAGCAGCTCGCGCTCACCGCCTTTCGCATGCTCCACGGCATCGACCGTTATTGCGCCAGCCCCAAGCCGGAAAAGCGCGCGCTCGCAGCGCTGGCCGACACGCTCATTCAGCAAACCGCCGACGCTCTGCACGCGCTCGGCTTCAAGGAGGAAGAGGTTCATGACGAAAGCAAAAACCAAGAGCAAGACGCCGGCCCCGCAAGCACCGGTTCCGCAGGATGACCGCGAAGCGTCGGAGGCGGTCGCCCGCATCGGCGCCTGCATGCGCGAGGTGGGCCGCGTTGGAGCGGCATTGAACGATGAGGTCGCCAAGCTGACGCAAAAGGCGGCAGACGTTGCGCTGCCGTTCCAGCGTGAGCAAGCCGACCTCACCGAAGGTCTGCGCATCTATTGCGAAGCCAACCGCGAGCGTCTGACCGGCGGCGGCAAGACCAAGACCATCGAGTTCGACGGCGGCAAGGCGGCATGGCGCGCGCGTCCGCCGAAGGTGACCCTGCGCGACGTCGAGCAGATCATCGAGCGCATCAAACGCGCCGGCGAGGCCTTCGCCGCATTCCTGCGCACCAAAGATGAAGTCAACAAGGAGGCGATGCTGGCGCAGCCCGACCTGGCGCGCACCATCGCCGGCGTCTCGGTCGCCTCCGCCGGCGAGGACTTCATCGTCGAGCCCACCGAAGTGGAACTGGCCGAGGTGAAGTCGTGACCGCCCCGCAAATGAGCCTGACGCCGCGCCAGGCGCAGGCCTTCGAAGCGATCAAGGCGTTCAATGCGGCGCACGGCCGGACGCCCACCTTCCGCGAGCTCGCGAACGCGCTCGGCCTCAACTCGCTGAGCAGCATTCGGCGGTTGCTCGATGGGTTGCAGGAGCGCGGCTACATCACGCGGATGCTCCGGCGCGCCCATTCCATCACGATCGCTGACGGCACGGGGCTTGGGCCGCCGTGGCTGCCGCCCGCGCTGCGCGCGAATCTCGACGCCTATTGCCGGCTCGCCGGCGAAGACCCAGCGGGGGTCATCGAAGACGCCGTCAAGCTGCACCTCGACGCGATCGGCGTGCTCTACGCCGCGGGGGGGGGCAGCTGAATGACTGCGCGTAGCGAAGCTTCCGGATCAAAGACCGATCGAAGGGCGGCATCCTGGACGCCGGAGCGGCGCGCAGCCGCGGCAGCGCGGATGCGGGCGCGCAACGCCGACCCCGAACACGAGGCGCGCCGCGTCGCGGGCATCCGGTCCGCCCCCTGCCGCGCCGAGCGCTCCGCCAGGATGCAGAAGCTGAACGAGCGCTTCAAGACCGACGCGGACTACCGCGCCGGCTGGCAGGCCTCGACCTTGCGCGCGCGCAACACGCCGGAATACGTGGCGCGCTGCTCCGAACAGATGAAACGGCGCATGGCCAGCGAGCCCGGCCTGCGCACGCGTTGCGGCGCGCACCTGCAGCGCATGAATGCCGACCCGGTGATCCGGCAGAAGCAGCTCGACGGCAAGCGCGGCGTGAAAATCCCGCCGGAGCTCGACCAGCTCTACCGCACCCTGCGGAAAAAGGTCGGCAAGCGTCAGGCGATCGTGCTGGTGCGCGCCGAGCAAGCCCGCGCGGAGGCTCGGCCATGACGGCGCTCGCCACCAACGCCCAGAAGGGCCTGATCCATGTCTACGCCGAAAAGGCCGGCATGGATGAAGGCACGCGACGGGATTTCCTGCAGCGCGAGGCCGGCGTGCGTTCCAGCAAGGAGCTGACCTTCGAGCAGGCTATCGCCGTCATCGACAAGCTGAAACCGCTGGCCGGCGAGATCAGCGGCGCGGTCGCCGGCCTCGACAGTCCCGTCGCCAAAAAGCTGCGCGCGCTCTGGATCGCCGGCTGGAACCTGGGCGTCGTGCACAACCGCACCGACCGCGCCATGCTCGCTTTCCTGGAGCGGCAGACCAAGGCGTCGCATATCCGTTTCCTGCGCGAGCCCGGCGCCGCCACCGCGGCGATCGAAGCGCTGAAGAGCTGGCTCGCCCGCGGCGACGCCGGCGTGATCTGGCCGGCCGACAGCAACGACGTGATCGCCGCCAAGATGTCGGTGCTCTGCGCGCAATGGATGCGCCTGGTTGCGATCGGCGCGGTGACGCCCTTCGTCGCCGCCGACCCGCTCGGCGAATTGCCCGACTACGCCTTCAAGGTCGTGCGCAAGAACGGCTGGAATTTCTTCGCGCCCGCCGACTACGACGCGGTGCAGGCCGCGCTCGGCAAGAAGCTCCGCTTCGAACTCAAGCGGAGAGTGAAGCCATGACTCGGGTTCGCAAGCTACAAACGATCTCCGTCACCGCATGCGTCCCGCGCGCGATGCCCACTGCAGGACCGCTGGTCGATCACGTCCACCTCGCGAGCGCGGGTGTGGCAGCGCATTTCAAGCCGCGTCCCTTCCGGCATTTCATTCGCGTTTGCGGCGAGCTGATTGAAGCCCGCGTGCTGGGCCCGATGTCGGTCACCTTCCTGCTTTATACGAGCTGCTGCCCGGAAAACTCAGTCGAGAACGCAAGCGCCGCCGTGGGTGTCCGCGTCGCGTGGTGTCGTGATGGCGGTTATCGGGTCGAGTTTCTCGATTGGGACAACAACGTCTTCGCCCGGTGCGCGCTCAACGAGCCGGCATTTCAAAAGCTCATTGCCGAAAGCCAGGCCGTGGCGAGTGCGCATGTCAGGCCCCGGGGGCACGCGTAATGTCAGAACAATTACCCACCACTTCCTTTGCCGACCTGGCGTTCGAGATACGCGTGATGGCGACGCGCGAGGCCGATCTCAACAACGCGGTCGAAGTCTTCATAGCGCGCTGTCCCGACAATCCGGGCCTGGCGCTCACCTTGCGCGACCTGCAGCGCAGCGCCGAGCGCATCGGCGAGGCCGCACGCCTGCTGTCGGCGCTGGCGCCGATCGAAGCGGACGTGCGCGCGCTGCAGGCCGAGAAGACCGAGAGATTTTCATGGCGGCAATTCAGCCGCAGCAACCGGAGGAAGTGGCAATGGCCTTTGAGCAGATTGCGGTACTTGTGAAATCCAACCGCGCCGGGATGCCGGCCAGCGTGTCGCTGTCAGTGCGGGGGGGGGGGCGGCCGACATGCAAGGTCAATCTCTCCAAGGAATTCGCGGGGTCATTCGGCCTCAAGAAGACCGACGCCTTCGATCTTCTCCTCGGAACCGGCGGCGAAAAGGGACTTCTGCGGTTCAAGCGCAGCAACACCGGCATCGCACGGCCGAGGATCGGCAAGAAGGGCGGCGCGACCTTCCACCTTGGCCACATCGAGCGTTTCGGGACCGAGCCGGAGCCCAAACAATTCTGCAACGCCGAGGCGATCGACGCCGACACCATCGAGATCGTGCTGCCGAAATGGGCGGAAGAACAGGACGTGTGAAATGAGCAAGCATAATTATCCCGCTTTCAAGGGGCCTTCACTTTCGGATTCGGTCTGGACCGATGATCGCGAAGAGGCTCTCAAAAAACTGTGGGCGGACGGCCTCTCAGCCAGCCAGATCGCCGGCGAGCTTGGCGGCGTCACCCGTAACGCGATCATCGGCAAAGTGCATCGCCTCGGTCTTCCCGGGCGCTCCAAGCCGCGCGGCACGCGCCGGTCGAAGAGTGACCGGCCGCGGCGGCGCCCGGGGCGCTTTCTCGTGGATGCCGGCACGTCGATGCCTCTGCGCTCCGCCGCGGCGCTCGAAGAGCCAATCGACGTGCGCGGCTCGACCGAGCAGTGCTCGACGAAGATCGCGCCGCTGGAGCAGCGGGTCGGTTTGCAGCAATTGAACGACTCGACCTGCCGCTGGCCCATCGGAGATCCATCGAACGGCATGACGTTCTGCGGCGGCAGGCCGATCGGGGACCTGCCTTACTGCGTGCATCACTCGCGCATCGCCTATGAGCCGGTCCGGTCCCGCAACCTCGATCGTCTTGCGCGGGCCGGCTCGAAACTCCCGACGAGCTGGCAATGACCAAGCCGCGGGGGGGGGGGGGGGGGGCCCGGGTGCCCCCTGG